GCCAATTTTTTAAGCGTTGTTGGGCATCTGCTGACGAGCCTTCTCAATCGCGTTAGTCGCCAACTTGACCGCAAGGTCGCGGAGCTTCTTCGCGCTGTTGTTCAGGTTGTTCGCGGGCTTGTTAGCGTTGTTCGCGGGCTTGTTCGCGTTGTTCGCGGGCTTGTTCGCGTTGTTGGCGGGCTTGTTACCGTTGTTCGCGGGCTTGTTACCGTTGTTCGCGGGCTTGTTCGCGTTGTTGTTCGCGGGCTTGTTACCGTTGTTGTTCGCGGGCTTGTTGCCGTTGTTCGCGGGCTTGTTCGCGTTGTTGGCGGGCTTGTTGCCGTTGTTGGCGGACTTGTTGCCGTTGTTGGCAGGTTTGTTCGCGTTGTTGGCAGGTTTGTTCGCGTTGTTGGCGGACTTGTTGCCGTTGTTCGCGGGCTTGTTCACGTTGTTCGCGGGCTTGTTCACGTTGTTCGTGGGCTGAGAATTCGCCATGATCGTTTTATACTAATAATTAAGATTATTTTTTCAACTCACGTTTTTTTAGGGTCGCTTTTAATTCAGACATGAGTTTAGCGCGTGTAGAATTTACGATCGGTTTCCTGGGTAGTTGAACTGAAGATGGAGGTGGAGGTGGAGGTGGGGGACCACCCGGAGATGGTATCCGAAAATTGGGTACGACGATCGTCTTACAAATTCGAATCGTTTGCTGAGCATTTTTTACACTATTTTCAAAATTCATAGTAATCCTAGAACGAAGTTCCTTGGCTGTGAGTTTTACGCGTTTTCCACTAACATCTTTCGTAACCCGTAGACCCAACTGCTTAGCCTTCTCTTTCAGATCCTTGTACTGCATTTAATAGTAACACAGAAAATCGATACACTCCTTGTTCAAAACATTAGAAATTCTGTAAATGTCCTGATTTCCCCGGTATTGATAAGTCTGACAAACTCAATATCTTCTTCTGAAAATAAAAGTGGACTTGGTAAACTCATTGTATACACGCGACATATAGTCAATGTGATATGATCGAAATAAATCAAAATTTCATTGATATCAGCCGTATCCACAGCCACCCTAAATTTTCCCATGGATAATTCATAATGACCATCTTGGGTAAGAGTAAGTAGTCGTTTCTGTATAAACTCTTCACTGTAGTTACTTGGTGGTATACAAGCAATTTTATGGTCGTGTCCTGTATATCGCATGAGTTTTTGTAAACCTGGTGCAAGTTTTTTCAAAAAGGTACGTTTTTCAATACTTAGAAACATATGTTGTATATCAACATAAAATGAGTGAAGTCATAGAATTGAAATATATGATTCACCGAGTACTACTTCCCAGGATACGACAGCTTGAAGAAGAAATTATTACGCTCAGGAAACATACTTGGCCATACGTTCAGGCTCAGAAAGAACATCATCAATTGGATGACATAAATGCTAAAATGAATTTTTTAAAAAACCTCGATGACGACACGATCAAGGAATTGTTAAGTATCAAATCCATGTTTAGTGTAAACCCAAACATGGAACTAATGGAATATGATACGATTACATATCGAAATCTACAAAATAATTTCTGTTAGAATAATATAAAATGGCTCGCACAAAAAAAAGTAAAGCCACCCGAGGTAGTTCCGCGACAGCTGCTGCGTCTACAGCATCTTCTTCTCTTATAAATGCAGCTATCGTGTGGTATTTAATGCAGCCAGAGTTCCCAGGTGCTGAATTAGCAGATTTATCTTTACCGATGAAACTTGGTGTTGGATGTTGCGCGTGTTCTCTGTTTTCGTCGATAATTCGAATAATACAGTACCTCATACATTTCCTGACGGGTATTAAAACATTCTAAAATATTTATCCCAGTATACAATAAACAATGGGTGCTGCACTTTCATCCATGTGGTTCTTCGTGAGCCCTATTCCCGATATATCATCAAAAGGCAAACCTAAACCGATTTCCGCGTCTCTGATGCTCTGTAGTTGTCTTTCATTGACACTCACACTTTACTTGGCGTATCGGGCGTTTATGATGTCCTTCCCAATTCCACCACCACCACCATTTTATACAGCGACTGCTGTAGCACTTTTCTTATGCTGTTGCTCAAGTAGCAAACTTGTGGGACAGGGGCGTAAATTCGCTAAAGTTTAAAAAAAATTATCAGTGCGATACATCTTTACATTAAATGAACCAGTCTTACCAGTAACTGAGACTGTTTCATTTCCATAAAGTTCCTGACATCCTATATCTTCCATGCAGTCACGAGCATTATGACTCACTGGAACTGGATAAATTTGTTGACCTGGTGTAGTTGTATAATAATGATACCTATCACGTCGTCCTGTAACTTCCTTCCCGTATAGTGGCATGGTCACATCACCAACCCCGGTGATAAGTCCCATTTGTTGCATGTGACCAGGTTTGTATTTCTTAATTGGGGGACCCCTATACTCGGGTTCGCGACGCATCACCGTTGGTCGGGGTGTTAACGGGAGTTTATGTTTAGTCTCAACTTTCACAACACGAGGGTTGTACCATATGTATACCAGTGCCAGTACTGTCATGATTAATACACTTGAAAGTGTATATATTTTTGTCTTGTTCTTCATTTACTATATTTAAGGAAAATCTTTTACATAAAGACATGAAGGTATTATCTATAGATATTGGGTATCATAATATGGGTTTAGTGTTAGCCGAGTCTTTAAGTGGACCTAAAATTACGGTAGAATACATCAATAAAGTTAGTTTAGGAGACTATAAGTATATAAAGTCAAATGATTTCGTAGACTTAATTCCTTTATTTGTAAACGATCATATAGAACTTTTCAATCAAGCTGATAAAATACTCATTGAGAGACAGCCACCAGGTGGGTTTCAGAATATAGAAATTTTATTGCATTACATGTTCAAAGATAAGGTTACACTTGTTTCACCTGTGAGCATGCATGTTCATTTTGGTATGAGACATCTTAATTACGAAGAACGTAAAGAGAGGACTGTATGTATATCAGAAAAGTATATTAATCGAGATATGATGAATCAGTACGAACGTAAACATGATATAGCCGATGCGTTATGTATGATTGTATATGACAATTTTAAGACCTGTGTTCACTCATTTGATAAATTTAAATTTGTTGGTTTACAATAAATGCCGACAACCAAGCAACTTCAGGATGCTCGCAAAAAGTTGAAAAAGATGCCTAAACCCAAGGGTAACGCCCCCAAGATACCGTCAAGTGCGCTTCTTCGTCTTATCGCGAACGACCCCAAGATTAAGCGTAACCGTGAATTCGTTAAGCGTGTACACGAACTTATCAAGAATGGTAAATAAATCACTTTATAATTTTACCGTTTGCGACTTTCCACATGTCTCCTATGAGATTATCAAAATGCCCAAGTCTGTACTGCGCTATACCCCAAAGTATGAAAAACACAGTTTTTGTAAGATGATTGATTTCGTTTTCTTCCATCTTATAGATTGGTCCAACTACCCGACCCATGAAGGTTTTCTCCTTTTCCTGTCCTGTGATCATCATCTCAGCCTGAGTAAGTGCACACGTGTCGTCGTTGACTGACCAGTGATAAAAAATGAAAGGTATGAGAACCGAATAGAATTCCAGATTTCTACGATCATTCATAAACGGGACAATCAAGATCCATAAAAGAAAAACAAGATGAATGATAAAAATTATATTCATTTATTATAAGATGAGCGTAGAAATTAAAATGGAAGATTCATGGAATGAATATCACGAAGATGTACTTCGCCAGTGGGGAGAGGCGTGTGCGTGTTACAGATATATGCACCATCGATCATTTCTAATGTATAAAAAATTGAGTCTGCGTTTTAATTTACCGGTCATCGTTTTATCGACCATCACGGGTACGGCGAATTTTGCACAGAGTACATTACCTCTAAGTATACAACCCGCAGCACCATCCATCATTGGCGGTTTAAATCTCATCGCAGGTCTCATCGCGACGATCATGCAGTTCCTTAAGGTGAATGAACTGATGGAAAATCACAGAACATCTGCATTGGGTCATGGAAGTCTTTCGAGAAATATTCGACTTCAATTAGCTCTCCCCCGTAACGAACGTAAAAAGGAAGGTTTGAAATTTGTTGAAGAGTGTAAAGCTGAATACGATCGTTTACTCGAACAATGCCCCGCTGTTCCTAAAAAGATTCTATTAAATTTCCATAAGGAATACCCATTGGATAGTGTGTTCACGAAACCTGAAATATTAAACGTGCGTCCAATACCAAAATTAAAGTTACCAAAGACGATTGAACCCATTCATGCCCTCACCAAGGATACCCCATTTGAACGGGTAGGGGAATTCTTAATTTCTAAGCAGGAAGAGGAAGAGGAAGAGGAAGAGGAAGAGGAAGAGGAAGAAGAGACAGACGTCGAGCAAGGTAAACCAGTAGAATAAACATCGCGAGATTGGTAAGGACTGCTGATGCTATGAATGGAAACATTTTCCTTTTTAAAGGTTCCATGACACGTTTATGTAGTGCGTCGTTTTGCAACACCAAATCTATCGCCTGATTAGTAAGATCATCGATGGACTCTTTCATTACGATAATTGAGCAAAAAAAAAACCCCATTGTTACAACAATACATGAAAAACAAATTAATCTCATTCGTAGGTTCATGAGTGAAGGTAAGAATGTGTTCATATGTGGAGCCATCGGAGTTGGAAAATCGTTTATTCTCCAACGGGTATTGGAGGGGACGAGTTATGTTGAACTAGAAGCGTCACATCTAAAGCGTGACTCGTATTTTATACCGTTTATTAAACCAACTCGAAAACATGTATTCATAGAGGAATATGACAGTGTATTCAAATCACTGGTTGAAGGGGTTTCGGATGGAAATAATCTCACCCGAGGTTCTCTTCTGATCACAACCACAAACATGTGTATGTTTCCAAATTTTGAAACTGTGATCGTTCCAAAACATAAACCCGAGATTTTGATGACTTTGGTAGAGAAGGGTGGGATCGAGATCTACAACGCCGCCGTGAGATCAGCTGGAAATATCAGGAACTTTTTTACGTATATCGATGGATATGATGAGATGGATGTTTTTCAAACACCGAAAGATTTCATAGCTGGTGTATTGACCGACCCAGCTCCGATTGGGATAATGGATGGTATACATGAACATGGTCACATTTGGGATATATTTCAAGAGAATTACATCGATTCTAAAGGTGTGGACATAGTTAAGTGTTGTGATTCCTTCTCATTCGCAGATGTTTTAGACAATCATATTTACAAAACCACCAACTGGCACATGATGCCATATTTTGTGTTACATGCGTTGACTATACCAAAGTCGTATTTAGGTGAACCTCTCGACCGAAATAAAATCAGACCTGGGAGTTGTTGGACAAAATTGGGAAATTATAGGATGCGGAAACAAAAGTATGAGGGTATTCGTAAAAAGTCTAGGATGGGTCTCGGTGTCGAAGAATTGTGTCTATTAAAGAATTATGCAGAAAAAGGAGACCTAAGTAAACTTATCGAGTATGGAATCACACCACAAGATTTCGACGTGATTAATCATCTCGCCGTCGGAAACAACTTAAAATCAAAAGACGTCACAAGAGTAAAGAAGGCACTCAAAAATGCCTACGATTGAGGATGAAAAAGAATTGGAGGTCAGTGAGTGTGTGAAGATTGTGGGTAACGAGATTCTATTCTATGGGGACATCGATGTCGAGAATGCTCTTGAGTTTGTAGAGAAATTTAAAAAACTTGAGATTGAAATGCTAAAGCGAAAAGCAGAACTCGTGGGTTACGAACCACAAATCCGAGTGCATATCATGAGTGGTGGTGGAGATATATTTTCCGGTCTAAACATGATGAATGTACTCGAGCGTGCTCGAGTGAAGGTTGTGACTATCGCTCAGGGTTCATGTTGTAGCGCCGCTACATTCGTGTTCTTGGGTGGTTCAGAGCGTCGCATGGGTAATAATGCATACCTTCTGATTCACCAGATTTCCACGGAATTTTGGGGGAATTTTCAGGACCTCCGTAACGAGATGAAGACTTCTGAGAAGTTTATGAAGATGCTCAAGAAGATGTACCTCTCAAAAACTTCCATCCCTGAGAAGAAGTTCAAGCGTCTGATGAAGAAGGATATATATCTGAGTTCTTCTAAATGTCTCAAATATGAGATCGCTCATTTCGTTGACTGATTGTGGTTGAACGTTTATAGAGAGCGAGTATACATATAACGATAAAAACAACACAAAACGTGTTTATAGTGAGGGGGAATGTTGTGCATTCCAGTGGCTTAAGTCGTTCCATTCTACTATAATTTACAACTGGAAGTGAAGACATCTATTTAAAGTTGAGAATTTAATTATTCGTACTATGGAACGCCTTATAAAGAAAGATAAAAATGGAACAGAGCGATTTACGGATATTCGAGTTGAGAATCTACAAGATGGAACGGCAGACATCATCAAAAATACTGGTGTTGTGGGAACAGACAAAGTTTCCACCTCACGAACAAATGTAATGACAGGATATGAAAAGGCTCTCGCTCGCGCTCAAACAATGTGGAACAATGAAAGAACTAGGTGTACTCAAATTCTCCCCATGTTGGCAAATAAATGGGAAGATCGTCACAAGTATATCACTGAACCATTCTATGTCCAACCCAAAATTGATGGAGTTCGCTTACTTGTGTCTAATAAAAAATGCCTTTCTCGAACTGGGAAGCCTGTGATAGGTGTAGAACACCTAGCCAGAGGTCTCAAGGATGGAGAATACCTTGATGGTGAATGTTATGCCCCCAACAAAACATTTGAAGAAATTACGAGTCTATTCAAAACAAACCCAAAAGATCTTGAGTTTCATGTGTTTGATTACTTTGATCTGAACCGACCGAATCTAACTTTCGAAGAACGAAAAGAGAGAATTTCAATCGACACGTTTCTCGTGAATTCGAAGGATGGTGTTCAGAGATATCATGATATGTTTGTGCAACAAGGTCATGAGGGTGTTATGATTCGAGATGCTTCGAGTGTGTATGAAATTGGAAAAAGAAGCAACTATCTCCTCAAGCACAAGGATTTCCAGACCGAAGAGTATGAGATTGTCGATGCCAAGGAGGGTACTGGTCGGGAGAAGGGTACCGTGATATGGGTTTGTAAAGTGGGAGAACAGCACTTTTCTGCGAGACCCGAAGGCACCCTCGAAGTACGTAGGAAATTCCTTGAAGAGAAGGATAAGTACATTGGGAAACAGTTGACGGTTCGTTTTCAGAATCTCACCGCTCTAGGTGTCCCCCGTTTTCCCGTTGGTGTAGTAGTTAGAGATTATGAATAATAATACGATAAAGTAATGAATAGAATCGCGATCGATATCGATGAAGTCCTTGTCCCATTTCTCAGTCCCATGGCGAGGTATCACAAACAGAAATCTGGTATACAGAAAACCGACAAACCAAAGTATAGTTACGTCTATCGGGACATTTTTAATGTCACAGAAGAAGAATCTCAAAAAATGGTTAAAGAATTTTATAAGTCTGGACACTTCCAAGTTCTTAAACCGATCAGGGGGTCGCAAAAAGCTATGCAGATAATCCGTCGCAATGCAGAAAAGATGTACATTGTCACGGGTCGTCAAGATATTGTGAGGGAAGATACAGAGTTGTGGATTGACTATTTCTTCCCAGGTATTTTCGATGATGTTATTCTCACGAATAGTTACACACCCAATGAAGTTAAGAAAGTTGATATTTGTCGAGCCCTAAACATCGGTATCATCATAGATGATAATAAATCCATATGTGATGAGTGTATAGAATCTGGTATGACTGCTGTAAATTTCATAGGTACCCATATTGAGGATATGTACCCATGGTGTGAAGAGAGTGAAATAAGTTTAAAAGGGTGGTACCTATAAAATAGGTCTCAATATACCATCCTTCGGTTTAATAAAAATAACCTCATCACATTCACCACCCTTCATCACCATCTCCACCTCCCCACACATAGTTCCGGGTAGCTTGTAACGATCACACGCAACCCGGGTTCTATCTG